TTTATATTTAGCCATGAGCGGCCTCCTTTTCTATTGTGAATTTTTCCCAAATTTTTGTATCAAAATCGCTTGGTGATTTGACAACCTTGACGCGTTTTTTGCGCTTCAGAATACGCTTTAAGATTTCAGCCTCGATTTTGGTATCTTCAAAGGCTGTGTGCGCCTCGACAAAATCAGGATTGTGCGTTTCAAAGCGATAGACATTTTCCGCGCTGGTTGAATAAAATTTGCCAGATGCAGTCTTTGGGGCTGTGTAGGCTTTGGGTGCAGATAAAGCCCAATTCCCCCAGATGTCCAGCAATTCGACAGAGTGACGCATAAATTTAGTTTCTTTGGTCATGCGCTTGGTTGTGATATTCAGAGCAGAAACATCAAAAGCGGCATTGTAAGCGCAAACTATGACGCGATAGCCTTTTGCTTTAAGATGCGCGACATGAAGATTGAACAAACGGCGAGCCTTTGCAAAGCTGGTCACGCGATGAACACCCTTGTCCATGCGTTTGGCATAGCCAGAAACCTTGTGAATAAAATATGGGCGTTCTGTAACGGCAACATCAAACAGAACCATGTCTGCCTTGCCTAGTATGTTTCCGCGCTTGTCAATGGTAGTCCAGCCAAAATCAAAAACCAGTTTGGAAAAGCCAGAGGTTTCTGTGTCCATTACGATGTAAGCATTAGGTTTGATAGTCATGTTATCCTCGTTTATTGTGTATAATTATTTGTAACAGATTAAGCCGATAACTTCAAGGCTTTTCTTTGCTGTAGAAACATTTTTTCCGCCATACGGAAACCTTTTTTCAGGTCTGTTTCTGGCAACCAGTGGAAGCCCTCGAAGTGAGTAAAGGCAACATCTGAAATTTTATTTGGCTGGATTGTTTTGCAAGTGCCAACCGCATAAACTGGTTTATTAAAAGCAAAGGCCATGCCGATTTCGACAAGTGCGCCTCGCTGTTCTTCGCTCATATCTTCGCAATAGAGCAGAACAAAATCGCAATCGCGAACATCTTCGAAGCAAATTTGCCAGAGTATATCTTTGCGCTTTTTAACGATATAATTGTTATCGTCTAAATCAATCCAGCGACAATTAACATCATAGCCATAAATATCGCGCAATTCTTGAAACTTTGGGGCGTGCCAAATTTTTCCAGCGGTATAAACTTTCATTTTTTTATTCCTTATATTAGTTATCTTATGCTTTATTATAACATGAAGATGCGTAGAAAGTAAAGCATTAAATGCGTCTTTTTATGATTATTTCTGGTAAGTGTGGCATTTATGCAACAGTTGATCCGTGTAACCTATTGAAAACATTGAATAATTCGGGTTGCAGCCGGGGCCCCCTAAGTTGTTGTTTTTATTGAATTATTCGCGCTTATTTGTTTATTTAATTTGTCGACATCTTCCTGAGTGATAATCTTTTTAGAGCGCATGGGGGCAAGATTACGCTGATTGAGCAAATAAGAGATTGCCTTTTTTGAGCGGATTATTTGATATTTTGCCATTTTGATTTACCTTTTCTGGAATAGAGTTTTTTTGAGGGGACAACCTGAGAGCGAAATGCTCTCAGGTTTTTAGCGACAGGGTTACGCTTTCGCAAAGTGGGTGAGCAAGTCTTTGATTGCATCTTTGGTAGCTCCTTGTAAGCCATTGACATCAAAGGGATAAACTGCCTCAAGGTCGTTGAGTAGTTCTTTTTTTGTTGGCTCGTCTGATTTGCGAGCCGTTGCCTTTGGCTGGGCAACATAAACGCCCTCGCGAACCAATTTTGAGCGAACAGAACGAACAGACTTCTCGATTGAGGCCGCAATATCCTCAACGGAAATTCCGCCTTGATATTGGTCAACAATTTGAGCAGTAAGTTCTGGGGTATAATTAACAGCTTTAGCCATAGTAAGTCTCCTAAGAGTTAGAGTTGAGGTTATGCCCCATTATAACATATCTTTTAGAGAGAGTAAAGCCTTTATTTTTTATCCTTAGTTTTCAATGTGTTAGCTGAGTGTTCAGATTGCGTCTGGGGGTGTCGTTTCTGGGTGATTCGCAGTCGCATTCAGAACATTTTGTCATACGCCAAAAAGTTGTATTGCCCATGACATTATCAATCATAGGTTGCAGCTGGCGCGAATGTCCCGTAACTAATTGTAATCATTAAGAAAATCGGGATCCGCCCGGCGCCAGCCCGAATTTTCCTTTTAAATCAAGAGTTTGCGACCAAGTCTATAACTTGGTCACGCCCTGCATTTTTATCTGTCATGTCTATGACATTCCAACCGCCAAGAGCGAACATAGCATCTTTTTTGATTGTAATAGCGTCAAAGTTTTCTAGCGATTTGGGGTCATTAGGTGAATATTTCCAATAGCGCAAGGGGTCATTCTGCCGCATTTCTAGCAATTCCCTTTGCTTGTTTTCGTCAATAGATAGCCAGATTTTAATGAATTGAATATCTTGATCAGCTTCCCAAGCCATAACATGAGACATAAAATTTTGATATTGGCGAGGCGAACACCAGCCCATGACAGGTTGAAGCAAAGCCCTCGAATACCAAGAGCGATCATAGATAACCATTTCGCCCTTTTTAGGCATTAATTTTTTCCAACCTTTTAGCCAGCCATTCATTAGCTTTTTAGAGGGCATAAATGATGGCTGGATTTTATAAGCATAGGGCGGCAAGTATCTGGTCATGTCTCGAACAGTGCCAGATTTACCTGCCCCATCCCGACCTTCTAAAACTATAGCAACCCTCCGACCTTCCGAGTGGATAGTTTCAGCTAGTTGATTTAATTTAACCAAATTTTCATAATTGCGATTCATCCAAAAAGTCCTATTCCTGCAAACATTAAAACCGAAGCATTAACCGCTAACAGCCAGCGGTCGCGGTTGCGGATAGCGTGAGCAATCCATGCCAGAGCCGCAACCGAGCCGATAGCCATAGCCATAGCTGGGGCATATCCAAACGCTAATAACGCCATTTGAGAGACAACCCCTATTGTTCCGATAAGGCCGAACATCTAGAGAGTCCAGCCGTTAAGCATCATAATCTGAATAACCAGAATAATGCAAGGGACAACAGTGCGAATAACTTCCAAAAAATGCCAAAACATTATGCAACCCTTTCTTGAATTTTGTTAGGATGAACAACCGAGATGCCAATCTTGCGAAGTGTTGAGCGAACAGATGCCGCATCATCAAACATAACCTTATTGGCATTTTTGAATTGCTTGAGATTGAATAGAGAGGATAGCTGTTTGCGCTTCAATTCAGCGTCAGCTTCCATGTTACCTTTTGGGCGATAGATAATCTTGTCAACGCATAAACCATTATCCTGCAGAAACTCAAAGTCTGCATCCTGCATGGTTCTAGCTGTGCAAACGATAACATAATCGCCAGCTTTGCAACGCTTGTGCATTTGCTGAGAGAGTGGCAACAGCTTATCCTGAAAGATTTTTTCAGGTGTAGCATTTTCAAACCAAGCGGCAAGGTCAAGAGTTCCATCTGGCTTGGTAGCCTGACGATGAGAGCTATCAATGGTAGTTCCGTCAAGGTCAAAGATAAGAATATTTTTAATCATGGCTTACGCCTCCTAGTTAGTTATATATTAGTTATAACATAGTTTTCGGAAATAGTAAAGGCTTTATTTGCATTTTATCGCATTTTTTTCCGTTGTGTTGCATTTATGTCACAGTCTGATCGTGTAACCCGTTGTAATCATTGAATTTTTTGGCCTGCGGCCGGGGCTAGCCTGATTTATTCAATGAAAACAAGAGCTTACGCCCCTGTTGTTATAAATTCCTTCGCTAAGTATTCTATAAGTTCGAGGTAAGATTTACGCCCAAAGTTAGCAATCGCCCCTTCTTTAAGTGGACGCGCAACAGGCTTGCCGTATGAGCGCGTATAATTAAAGCTGCTTCTGTTATCAATTAGAGATTTAAGGTCAACGCCTTTTAGCTGGTTAGTGTCAGTGATGCCAGCATTTTTTAAGGCGTTGCCAGTGCGAACAGATAAGTTTTTAAAGTCGATAAGCATTATATTTCCCTTTTATTGATATGTCTAACCATTAGCGAAGTAAAGGTGGCTGTAACCAAGAAACCGATAGCAACCAGTAACAGGCCAATAATTATAGCAACCTTATCGCCTGTAGCCCAACCGCCAGCAAAAGCGGCCATGATGAAACCAAAGAAAGCTAGAAGCATTCCAGCAACCATTTGCATAAAAGAAAATAAGATAAACATTTTTTGCCTCCTATATGAAAAGATTGATTGCGCCAGCTATGCCAGCAATTAAGAATGAAGCGAGAACCAATGAAGCGATAGGGCTTTCTTTGATTGCATCTTTTGAAGTCCAGTGTAACATTTTAATTTTCCTTATGATTAGAATAAAAAGAAAGAGCTAACAAGTGACAAACCCATCAAGGGAAACACGAACAAGGAGATTATAAAGTTTGTCATTTGTTTAGCCTTTCGTTCCTTATATATTATATATAGCAACCTTTAGCCCTAATGTAAACCCCTAAATGCAATAAAAATGCATTTTTATTTCCTTTGTTTTCAATGACTTAACAAAAAAAATAAATAAAAAAACGCAATGATATCAATGGGTTAGGGGCAAGCGCCCGGCTGGTAGGGCGGTTAGCAGGACTTGCTTTCAATCGGGTTTCGGGTCTACATCTTCACGGCCTTGACCAGGGAATTTTTCAAATTTCAGGTTATGTCTTGACATCCCTTGAAGGGAATACTAATATAGACTTGAAGTCTAAATCGATCTCAGCACCGATTTGAAAAAATTTTTATAGGAATATAATGGAAAAATACAAGTACGGCCCTTTAGAATATATCACAAAAGGTATGGATGATGATGAAGGTAATTACTATTGGAACGGGTTGCCTCCTGTAGGTTATGATAAAGTAGGTATACCCATAGATCAAAATGGTAATCAGTGTCTAGACATTTCATGTCCTCTACACCCAAGTTGGGAGCCTTATGAAGCAGAGTATAGCGGTGTGTTAGCTTATAATATTCCAACTATTAATCATTTTAGGCATTGGTTTGATGAAAATTTTTTAGAGATTAGCGATGAACAAATTAAGCGTTATATACTTAAATGGTGGCACGCTAGAGCACTAACTAGCACCCCTTTTTATGCTGAGTTACTCAAAAAATACTCCTCTGTCGAGGAAATCATGGAGGCAGTATGGCCAGACGAACAACAATCATAGATGCTTTTAGAACTCATCTTGCGACAGAGCTAACCAACGATGTTGCTCGAGTGAGCAAACAGTATCAGTATATGGACGAGATTAATGATTTTCCAGCTATCACTTTTGTAGCTAGGAATGAGGCTCGTGAACATCGTGGAGCAGGCCGTAAGCTAGCTGTTCTGCGAATAGATCTACGTCTATACGCATATGACCGTGACATTGATGAGCTTGATCTTCTCACTCGTAAGTGTGAGGACGCAATCAACACATTTGAAAACAATGCAACTGCGATTGCAGAGCAGGTAGACATTGTACAGGTAGTGACAGTAACAGGCGACGAAGGATTAATGAGACCATATCAGGTAGCAGATTTACAAATTTTAATTACATATGACGTGGAGATAACATGACAACAAAAGTTACAACAACTGTTGATGCACTTAATAAGACACTAGAAGCTCCAGCCCTTGACCCAGTGGTTTTAGCACTCGCTAATGACTACCTTAGCGGAAAAGGCGTTGAAGAGATTGCGTCCGAGTATGGCATCTCAGAGGACCGTGTGACCGCAGTGA